AAAATTTTTAAACAAGAATATCTATGATTTTTATACAGGAACTGCAAAAGTAAGAAGTCTTATAAAAATCAAGGATAAACTTACTTTAAAAAGATTAGAAGCTATAGAAAAAATAATAAATTAATAAAAATATGGAAAAAGATTTAAAACCATCTCTTAAACAGTTTTTAGTAAAACATAGAGCATATAAAAGATTTCTTAAAAATCTTGGTGTTTACAACGTATTGGGGATATGAATATGTAAAACCCCTTTTTGTGCGGTGGGGGGAATAATTACTGCACGTAACTTAATACATAAACAAATGAGTAATTTTAAAGAACGCCTCGTTGAAGAACAGGCACAACTGGAAGAAAAGCTGATGAAACTTGATGCTTTCAGAATGTCAGAAAAATTTGAAGAAATTGATGATGTTCAAAAAGCATTACTTAACGTTCAATCAGCAGCGATGAACACCTACAATCAATGTTTAAAGCAAAGAATTGAACGGTTGTAAACGAAGCGGTGTGCTGGCAGGGGTTTTATTATTTATAGCCCCTGTTAGCAAATCGTTTTAATGTTTGCTAACGTAAAAGTATAAAAGCAGGTGGGGATTGAACGCCAAACACGTTCCTATTTGCACAAAGATAAAAAACTGGCGAAGTGGTTAAAATTAGCACATAACCCCACTTGATTTTATACAGTGTTATGTGCAGTTATTTTATTATGAAAATAGAACCAAATTTCGATGATTTAAAATCAGGAACGGGTATCACAGAAGAAAAAAAGTTACCTAAAATAAAAATTCACTATGCCGTAAAAGACTTAGATGGTGATATTCCTTTTATTGAGATAGATAGTATCAAAGAATTTTACGATGCTTTTATGTGTAGTGGATATTTTGAAAATGTAAGAACATTTGAATGGGTGAAAAAAGGTGATTCATTTGACGAATGTGTTAGTGCCGATAGAGCTTGGAATACTGTTTTCTCAGCATCAATTGGAAACCAAATTTTCGTTACTGAAAGTATTGAAAATGCTAAAATGTTTATTGTTAATGCTTGGAATAGCTATGATTTGAATTGTATAAATGAAGAAATAACTGATGTGTGGATTATGGAGTGGAGTTCGTTTGAGGAAGCATATAAATATTGCCTTGATTTAAAAGAAGTAAGCCCGCTGTGTTATTCATAATTGGACACAACAAATAAATGTTAACAATAGCAAAAGTTTATGATGAGTTTTTTCGGAGTACGAAAAACGAAAGAATCGTTTTGTTGAAGGGAGGTCGCCGAAGCGGTAAGACTTACGCCCTTTTCTTTCGATTTCTTGTAATCGCCGAACAAGGTAGTGGCGGGCTTTTCCTGATAACCGCTCCGACGTATCCTATTTTAGGAAAACTTGTTTCTGATTTTCGTGCGATAACAGGCAAAGAACCGAAAGGCACGAAAGACGGCGGATTCACGGCTATACATTTTAACGGAATTTTTAGATTTGAAACATTTGATAACGCTCAAAAGGCGAGGGGTGTTAAATGTAAGGACTTATGGGTTAATGAGGCGAGCGGGTACGAAAAAGAAATTTTCGACGAGCTGGCTTTTGGTGTTGAAAGGCAAATCTTTTGCGACTACAATCCGAATATTAGATTTTGGGCGACAGAGTTAGAAAATGTTAACAATTGTTTAACTACAACCTTCCGAGACAACAAGTATTTAACAAAAGAACAAATCAAACACTTTGAAGAGGTAGAGGAAAGAGGCATGAATGCACGAGTAGGAAGTTATGAATGGAAACTCTGGCAGAATGAAGTACTTGGAAATTACGCCGAAATGGGCGGTAACATTTTTAACAATATTTACGAAATTTCACAAACCGATTACGATAAAATTGATGCGGTTGAAACTCTTGGGCTGGACTTTGGAGACACACGAGACCCGAATTGCCTTGTCGGTGTTAAATACTTTAACAATTGCATGTATGTTAGATATTACTTCAAAGAAACAGCCATTTCAGATTCATATTTAGCCGAAGTCATTGCAAAAATTCAGAAACCTAAACAAAAGTTAATCTATGAAACAGCGACAGGCGGAAACACAAGAATTGTTAACATTCTGCAAAATAAGAATATAAAAGTTACGACAATTCCTGTCATAAAGCAATCCGTTACGGCGTCTGTGTTGGCGATGTGCGACTATGAAAAGATATTTGTCTGCAACGATACAGACCACGAATTTGCTAACTATAAGATTGTCAACGGAGTACTATCAGACAAAGACAATCACGGCATTGATGCAGCGAGGTACGTCGATATTATGACCAAACTAAGTTGACACCTGAAAAGTTAAATAATGTTAAAGTTTTATAAAAAAGTATCAATTAACAAAATAATGTTTATATTTGCAAATGTTAAAATTTTAACAAATGAGAATACTATTTAAAAATAAGAAAAAAAAGTTAACAGCAAGTAATGGAGTGTTTGGGTTTACTTTGAACAAAGACAACTACAATGAAGCTGTGCTTGCTGGGTTGTTTAAGAAAATTTTCAAAAAATTAAATCTTTTTGATTTTGTTGTAACTACCACAAACTCAATAACAAACGGAACGACTTTATACTTTCTTAACAATCAGTTGCCAATCGCTTACGCCGAATTATTTAAAAATGGTTTTCTTTTGTTTACGTTAAACAAATCAGGAAAATTAACATTTTGGCAGAAAAAGGAATGCACATTTGGCGGAAATGGCATATATAAAAGCCCTTACGGAGACATTTGCGATATTTTTTATTCAGACAGTTACTTGATTTTCGGGCGGTCGGACTACGATTTGTCGCTTGATTTGTTAAAAAATATTGACGTAGTGTTAAATGGAGCGACAACGGTAATAAAAAGGCTTGGTGTCTTTGTTGTCGGAGCTCCAGAACAACCGCAACAGAACCCACAAACCGTGATACTTGATGACGAGGAGAGAGAAGAACTTGAAAAAAATGTTATCAAAGATTACGGAATGTTAAGCGAACAAAAGCAGTTCATGTTTTTAAGGAGACCGTTAAAATTAACACGTGTGGCACTCGGCGGGAAAGACTTAATGTTAACTGAAACTTTAGAAATGTTAATAAAAATTTTGGCTGATGTTGTGGAAATTCCGTATGACTGTGTGGCTTTGAGCGGTAAAAGTACTTTTGCGAATCAGGAGCAGGCGGAGCAGGCATTGCAGGATTCAGCCGAAGCTTTTGTATCGAAAATTTGGGCGTATTTGAATAAAATGAATATAAATTTCAACTGGGCTGTTAACAACAATAAATATGGAAAAAATAATTAAAGAAAACAAAATAATTGTTAACAACTTTTTTGCATTTAACAGTGTTAAAAAGTCAGAATCTGGAAACCTTATCGTTTCAGGTCTGTTAACAAAATTTAATGATGAAGAGGCGAATTTTAACGGATATGTATATAAATCAGGTTGTTATAATGAATTTTGCGAGAACTATTTTCAAAAGAACAATAAGAACATTCCCGTTGAATTGTTGCATAACTCTTTCGATATTAATCACTTATGCGGGAAAGTATTGGAATTTACAGCCGATGACAATCAGGCGACAATTATTTGCGAAATTTCACGACACGCAACGCTTTTTAACAACATTGAAGGATTGATTGAGGACGGTATTTTGCAGGGATTCTCTGACACTTCCTACGTAACGGACGGATATATTGACAATGAAAAAGGACTTTTATTTGTGAATAAATGTCAAATTTTAAGCGTTTCATTGGTTCAGAATCCAGCCGTTGCGGTCAGCAATTTAACTATTAACAATTCGACTAAATTTAACTTTTTTAAAACCAAAAAGGACGACAAAAAAGGGGAAAAACATAACAGTTTTTTCTTTAACATTTAATAACAAACCTAAAAACTAAAAAGAAATGAAAAAGACGTATTTTACGAGACTGTTAAATTCAATCAAAGCTGGTCTCATGAAAAACACAGTAACTCCTGAAGCTCAAGCACTTATCGATGAAATAAATTCTATTTTATCGGAGCTTCAGAACGACCCTGACATCGAATACAGTGCCGACGATTTGAAAGCCCGTATTTCTGAATTGCTTGCAACGCAGGTTGCTGAAATGGAAAATAAACTTAAAACTACCTTCCAAATGAAAAATTCTGTTGATAATGTTAAATATCGTAAAATGTTTGCCGATGCGATGCGCAACGCTGCTGGTCGTGGTAAGGGAGCATTTGCCGAAGAATTTAACAAAATTTGTGTTAAAAACGGTATCACAGGAATGCCTTCAATTGTTGAAGTATTTCCTGAAATTCAGACGAAATTTGAACAAACTTCGATGCTGTCGAAGTTGCGAAAACTCGGACAGTACAGCTTGAAAATACCTGTCAGCCTGCAAGATGATTCAGAAGAAAATGTTCGGGCAAAAGGTCATGCAGTGTTAACAAATGAAAAAGTTGACCAAAATTTGGTAATAACTCCTAAAACCTTGACTTTGGGAGCTATCTACAAGAAAATCAGCGTTCCAAAATTATTGAGCTATCAGGTTCAGGATGATACTGCTCTTTTCCAATGGCTTGTGGAAGAACTGATTGCGAGAATCGACAATGAAATTCAAAGAGTAATTTTGGTTGGTGATGGACGGGCTTCTGATTCTGCTAATAAAATTAACAGTTTTGAAACTATCGGAACGAAAACGGCTACTGATGCTTACACCGTTTACAAAAATAAAGCTGGTTCGCTTCCGACACTGATAGATGTACGTGATTTGATTGATGATATGAGCACCGACCGACCTATTTCGATTTACGCAAATCCGAAAATGATTTCGGTTTTGAAAATATACATCGCAGCTTCGGGCGGTTCGGTTACTTATATGACTGATGAAGTCCTTGCCGACCAGTTGGGCGTTGCCGAAATAATTAGAACTCGAATGTTAACAACTGCTGTTCCGACCGACACCTCGAAAAATCCTGTATTGATTGCAATGCAACACGACAATTACGGATATGTCGGAAATGATTTGTTCACAGTTGATTACGAAAAATGGGATTACAACGCCGATGTATTCCTTGCCGAAATTTTCGCAGGTGGTGGAATCATCAAGCCGATGTCCACTGGTTTAATAACTGTTTCAAAAGCCTAATAATGTTAAAAACGGCAGGGTCAAACCTGCCGTGATTTACAGAAAAGGAGAGGAAATTTATCTTTCGGACACCGACCCATTTGTTAACATTATTAAGAAACAACAAGAAATTTTCACAATTGAAAAGCTATGACAGCAGCCGAATACATTGCAGCGGGTTATGAATTGTCAAAAAACGTTGACCAAACCATTATCAACAAAGCAGAAAAAGACGTTAAAGAATGTTACATTTATCCAATTTTGGGCGATGATGCAGATTT